ATTTGAGGTTACAAGTACCGCAGTAGTTGCTTTATACCTTGCGTCTATATTTAGGAAATCTACATTCCCGGTAAGCCAAAGAGTTATATTTAATGAAACTGCACCCACACCTTACAAAAAATCAGTTAATGTTCTTATAGGTGCGCCAGACCCATTTAATGCAGCAGGGCAAAGTCAATCAATTTATACTGATATAAGTTATACGGTATTAACAGATGTTTATAGGTATGGTGCATCTTCTACACTTTATGCTAATCTTGTTAACTTATTATTCAGTCAGTACTTTAACTGCATATCACAACCACAAATAAATTTAGAGTATAGTCAGTACAACTTATTTAATGGTACCGACTTTATAGGGTTGATTAATACGATGGCTATACAAGACCCATCTTCTTCATTATCGGTCAATGCAAACAGATACATTTTTGGGGCATTGCAGTTTAACTTTGTCAGCAATACGGTTGATGCAACTGCTTTGCAGGTAAGAAATGCCGTTCTTTCATACACATTGGTTGACCCTGCTGACCCTGCTTTCAATCCACCAACTTGTAAAAGATATACCAATAGTTCAGGCGGTAACTGGACTGGAACTTATCAGAACTGCGCAGGTAGTTATGTGGGGCCTGTAACTCTGACACCTTCGCAGTATATTTGTGCAAGATTTGGAACTCCAAATACTATTAGTGGATCTAATTTAACCGTTGGAATTGACTGCTCATGACACCAGTAACCGGACAAAAACTCAACCTTTACAGGTACAATTCGATAGCAATGACTGACAATCTCATTGCGTGTGCAAGGACTTGCACCTTTTCGGTGGAGGTGGATGCAATGGAAACTACCAACATCAGTAGTGCATGGTTCAGAGAATCCCGGCCCGATGTCGCATCATGGTCTATACAAGCAGATGGACTTGTTGTATTAGATGATTATTCCTACCTGTTTATGCTGAATAGCCAACTGAATCGGGAGTTGGTATCGCTGAAATTCGTTATTGATAATGGTACGGCAGGTGGGTTAGTTATAGTATCGGGTTTGGCATGGCTGCAATCCTTCACCATTACGGGCGCAAATAAGGACATTGCCACTTATCAGGTAAGTTATCAAGGTACGGGAGTATATAGTTTAGCAGGAACCACCGTAACGCCAACTGGCATCGTTATACAAGGTACAACTACACAGGTGCTGCAATATACTGCCGGTGGTGGTGAAACTTCGATAGCTATACCGGGTGGTGCAGGTAAAACAATGATATACGGATCACGGGGTGGCACATCGTTTGAAACCATTGCGTATAGCGGATCGCCGGGTACGGGTGTAGTTTGGACTGTGGGTAGTGGTACTTTGACCGTTGATAGTAATGTGCCTTTCTTTGCAGGTGAAAAAATTATAATTTTAGTTCAATAATATGAGAAAGTTTTTAACAATCTGTGCAATACTTTTATCCCTATCCGCTTCCGCCCAATGGCAGCAAACAGGAAGTAAGGTACGTTATGTGAATGGTATCGGTATTCCTACTAAGGACACGGCTGCAGGGGTGAGTGCTGATAGTTCGCAGATACTGATTCGACCTGCTGATAGTTCGTTGTATGTGAAGTATAAGAGGACATGGCAGAAAGTTGGTAGTGGTGGAGGTGGAACGGTTACGGGTAGCGGTACTACCAACTATGTATCAAAATTCACTTCATCTACTGCTATTGGTAATTCGCAGATATTTGATAATGGAACAAGCGTAGGTATAGGTACGACAAGCCCGAGCAATAAAGTTGATATATTCACCACAAACAGAACTTCACTTACTGCTGTTGGTTCGGGGTTAAATGTAAATTATAACGGAAGTACTACCGGACAATTTGCTACTCTTGGGTTTAGTTGGAATTCTTCTGTAGGTAACAACTCTACGCAATGGGGGATGGGTATGATTGGTACTAACTTTGTATCCGGCAATGCTGATGTTAATTTTTTTACTGATGGAGTTGAGCGTATGCGTATAACATCCGCCGGGGGGGTAGGCATAGATTACACCGCCCCTGCTGCTAAATTAGCCGTTAATGGTACTGCATTAATCAACACCAACACAGACAATGGAGTAGATAAATTGCAGGTGAGTGGGAGTATGAACGTATCAGCAAGGGCAACGGCACAGAATTTATCGGTTACGAATAATGGCAGTATAACAAATGATTTAACGGTAGGAAAGACAGTTTATTGTGGTTCTTCATCTGTTGATGGGTTGGTAATAACTGCTGCAAATACAAGAGGTTTAGTAATTAATGGTGTAGGCTCTGGCGGTGGTGGTGCATCTCAAACAAGATTATCTTTTGACCACAATGGAGCTGATAGGGGTTTGTTTTACTATGATGAATCAGCAGAATTATTTTCTTTTCAAACATCTGGGACATCCCGAAAGCTACAAATGGCAACGGAAGCAGGTGTATTTTTATATGCAACAGGCTCTAATACCAATGTACGCATTGGTGATGGAACTGCTGCAAATGCTAAACTTTCCGTTGCAGGTACAACATTAGTTAATACAAATACTGATAACGGAGTGGATGAATTACAAGTCAATGGCTCAATCTCTGGCATCGGGTTCAAGCAAAACTACGTTACCAAAACCGGAGCATACACCGCTACTAATGATGATTATGTAATTGATTGTACTTCCGGTACTTTCACCGTTACCCTTCCTGCATCATCCGGTCGCACAGGTAGAATACTAATCATAAAGAATAGCGGTGCAGGTACGATAACCGTTGATGGTAACGCATCCGAAACTATTGATGGCGCAACTACTTATTCACTATCCGTACAATACGCCACCGTACAAATAATGTCGGATGGTACGAACTGGAAAATAATATCTAAATTCTAAAACTATGCTTACCGCAATCGCAACCGCAATCACATTATCAGTAACCGCACCCGTACAGGTGCAAGTACAACAAGCAGACACTATCCCTGCTGCCATTCAGGTCAAACCTGTAGAGTTCAACAAACTGACAAAGGACACTATCACCCAAATCACATGGGTAGTGTTTGGACTTGGCAGAGATACCGCACAGGGCTGCAATACCTACGTGGTAGCATATGACCGCAAGGGAAAAAAGGTTACAGATGGCAACGTGCCTATCCCTGCACACATCGTGCAGCAATGGGGAACGGATAACACACTCATAGATGATTTTATTCTCAACTTTTATAAACTGATTAAACGTTAGCAATGGAACACCAAACAAATGATGCAGGAATAAATGGACTGCTTGTAACTCTTTTTTTATGGGTATTCAGCCATCTGACCGCATCGGATGTGGCAACTTACTGCACCATTGCAAGCGCACTCGTTACAATATTCGTGAACATAAATAAGTACAGAAATGGGAAAGACAAACATTAGTCTTACAAACGTAAACAAGCCGGCACCTAAATGGTACCGAAAGGCAAAAAGGGTTATCGGACTGCTATCCGGCCCTACCGTCATTGCAGTATTTCAGATATTCAAACTCAATGACCATCAAATGGCAAGCGTAGCAACTATTATCGCTTTCCTGCCAACCCTATTAGAGGTATTTTCCGCACTACTCGCAAACGGTGAAAACTATGCAATCGTACCAGATGAGCCAGAACAAAAACTATAACTGGTTTCCGTTTGTTTTCATTGCAATAGTGGTACTGATAGTACTGCTTTCCTGCAATTCAGTAAACAAATCGCAGGGGAAAACACAAACGGTGACCGTGTTAGAATACGATACCATGAGGGTATCTGTAGTTGACACCACCCGTACACTACAGGAATGGATTGACATTCAGACAAAGACCGTAGAGTTATTCGATACAACCTATACAACCGTTCCTATCCTGCGCAAAAGGATAATCTATGAGAATGTGAAGGCATCCAGTAAAGAAGTTATCAACGGCATACGAAAGGATAGCGTTAAGGCAACAGGCAGCGTAACGGCTTTCAGTCAGTCAGAATATCGTAATAAGGAAACTAAACGGCTGCCGTTTTGGTTAGCGTTATCAATCGTAGGTATTATAGCATTTCTAATCTATAAGTCATGGGAAGAAAAATAATTCTATCAGCAGGGCATGGTGGAGCAGATCCAGGTGCTTCCGGTAATAACTACATCGAACGTGATTTAGCTATTGAATTACGGGACATGGTAGTTGCTGAACTGCAAAAAGAAGGCATAGAGCCGCTTACCGATAGCAATACCAATGCACTTGCCCAAACTCTCGCCTGGCTGCGTGGGAAGTTCAGCAAAAGGGATATACTTGTTGACATCCATTGGAACGCATCCGCAAACGCTGAAGCGAAGGGTAGTGAGGTAATTGTACCCGATAACGTGAGCAAATTTGAACAAGACCTTGCAAATTCCCTGCTGAAGATATTTACTTCCGTTGGCTTTAAGGATAGGGGTATCAGACCCGAAAAGCTAACTGCACGCAGATCATTAGCCTGGATGAAAGCGGATGCAGAAACGGTGTTAATTGAAGTATGCTTCATCACTAACCTAACTGACATGAAACTCTACCAGGCGAATAAGTGGGGGATTGCCCGTAAGATTGCAGGGGTGCTGAAATCGAAATCAAATGAGTAAATTTGCATAAATAATTACAGATGGCAACTTTCAATAAATTCGATTCATTCGTGGAAGCAGTAGCCGAAGGCACCCACAATCTGGGAAGCAATCAGCTAACCATTGCACTATCTAACGTGGCACCAACGGCTGCGAATAGCCTGCTTGCCGACATCACTCAAATCACCTACACGAATTTATCCACACGAAATTTAACCACTACTTCATCCGCCCAATCGGGTGGCCTTTATAAGTTAGTGGTGGCCGACACTACCCTCACATCAACAGGTGGTAGTACAGGGCCATTCCGATATGTGGTAGTGTACAACTCTACCGCAGCAGGTGGGCCGCTTATCGGGTGGTTTGATTACGGAAGCAGCATCACCCTGCTTTCCGGTGAATCTTTAACGGTTGATTTTGACCAAGTTAACGGACTTTTAACCTTACAATAAGATGGCAGATAACGTAGGATATACACCGGGTAGTGGTGAGATAATTGCCACAGATGATATTGGTGGTGTGCAATACCAACGGGTGAAGCCTGTGTGGGGTACGGATGGAGTAGCTAACGATGTAAACGAAACTACCCCTCTCCCCGTAACCGCTACACAGGAGTTAATGCAGGCTATCGAAGCGATGAGGATGGCTATACAGGCATTAACCCGGACTATCGGACTTGCACAGGTAAACCCATTAACAGGGCGTATGCTTGTGGATCCTTCCGGTGTTACTTCCCCTGTATCGGGTACGGTATCTGCTAACCAATCGGGTACCTGGAACATCACCAACCTTGCAACTATAGGTGGTGTGGCTGCCAACTCACAGGTGCAATCATTTGAAAGAATGACTGCCGATAATTTAAGAAGAAATATAAACGTAACATAATGCCAACTACAAACGGAAATAGACAGATATTAGATTTGAAGAGATGGGAACAAGTTACCCCTGCCCCTTCCGCATCTGCAGCAGGTTCTTTCATTGCATCTTCCCGGCACTTTAAACAAAATCAGTTGTATGTCAATGGTACAACTTCTGCATGGCTTTACAACCCCAATGAGGATGGATGGGTGCAGTTGCCTTCACCTGCGCTTGCAGGAACTTTAGCAGCCGGTGCATCCGCCACCGCAGGGGCATGGAGTACAGGTACAACTATCGGGGCATCGCTTACTGCAACGGCAGGTACTACTTCGACAATCACAACCAACCAAACAATCGCCCGTTCATTAGCAGGATATTCAGTTCATATCCTTGCCGGCCCGAACGCAGGAGTAACGCTTCAAATCGTTTCTAACACTATTGGAACTAACGCTATACTAACAGTTGCAACACAGGCATCTGCTTTCTCTGCATCAACCGTATATCGTTTGTGTACACCTGTATGGTATGTACTTGGCGCAGGTACTTTGGCATCAGGTTCTTTCCGTAAATATGATTATGCAACAAACACATGGACTACCCTATCTCAAACCGGATTGGCTGCATCGCTTGCAACGGATGGCAAGTTGGTAGCAACCCCATCATGGTATGACCAGGATTATGTGGCACTTGCATCCGGTACTGCCACATCCGCTACCTCTACCACTTTGGTAAATAACACAAAGACATGGACTGCCTCACAATGGGTTAACTCACAGGTTCGCATCGTATCGGGTACAGGTGCAGGGCAACTTCGTACAATTACAGCGAACACGACCGACACGCTCACCGTTGCAACATGGACTACAACACCGGATGCTACCTCTGTTTATCAGATTAGCGGGAATGATAACTTCCTGTATTACATGGGGAACGGTGCAGTTACCTTGTACCGATACGATATTGGTGCGAATACATGGTCAACACTTTCACCGGCAGCAGCAAGGGCAGCAGCACCCGGAGCAGGCATGAGTGGGCATTGGATATGGCGTGTTAGTGCAACTGCATGGACTTCCGAATCCGCTATCATTAACGGGCGCAGAATATACTCATTTAGAGGGGGTGCAGGTGCCGTACTTGATTACTACGATATTGCCGCTAATACATGGGTATCGGGTGTAACGTATGCACCTTTGACTGAAACATTCACAACAGGTACAAAGTATGCGTACTACGCAGATAACATTTACATTCAAAAGGATGCCACAAACCGTTGGTTTAAGTATCACATAGCAGGCAATGAAATGGATGGGTGGAATACTATGCCTGTAGTACAAGGTGCCGCCATTGTCGGAGATACGGCTTTCGATGTTGAGTATCAAGATGGGGCAACGGTAATAGTGTACATTTATATGTTAATGAACACATCTACTCTAATGTTCAGACAAATGGTAATCCAATAATATGACACCGCAAGAAGAAAAGGAACTATGGAGCAAGCGCATCAATCACCTTCAACTTTTGATAGGTGCAGCGAAGCAGCGTGGGGATATAGAATGTGTTATACAACTTGAACAAGAACTAATAAAAGCTAACAATGCTTTTAACGCTATTACGTAATACCGGGGCGGCAGGCAATACATTAACTGCTGAAAAGGGTACATATACCCTAACGGGTAACGTAGTAGATTTTAGGGCAGCATACAGGGTGGCAGCAGTTGTGGCTGCATTTACACTCACCGGGGGTGCTGCGAATTTCACCATAGGCAAGACAATAGTAGCCGATAAGGGAACGTACACGCTCACCGGAAGGGATGCAGGCACCATTGCCAATAGGCGCATAGTCGCTGAAAGGGGTATATTCACCCTCACAGGTAGTGATGCCAACTTCGCAAGGGTACGTTATATCGCTGCCGAGCGTGGTACGTTCGTACTTACGGGTATAGATGCAGACCTTGTAAAGAGTTCCACTACCCCAACACTCACGGCTGCACGGGGTACATTTGTGCTGACAGGTTTCGATGCGAATCTCATTATACCTTTGTATTCGTTTAACGCCAATGTAACGATACAAGCAGCGCAAACTACACAGGTAAGTATTGCAAGTCAACAGAATAATACCGTTTCCATTGATGACGAACAAAGCACACCGGTAACTATACAAGCATCGAATGACTATAATGTAACGATAACATCAACTTTTGAATCATGATATACAACGGCACCAACGTAACTATAAAACTCACAGAACAAGGGGTGAATCTACACAACCCAACATCTGCTGACATTTATTATAAAAAGCCATCCGGTCAAACTGGGTCATGGAGTGCAACCGTTGTTGCTAACCATGAGATAACCTACACCACAACGGTTGGCGATATAGACATTCCCGGACTATGGATATTGCAAGGAAAGGTAGTGAAAGCAGGGGTAACCTATTGGACTTCTTTAGCTGAAATGATAGTTGAAGCACATCTATGACCAAAAGCGAAGTAGCACGCTCATACAGGGATACTTACGGCATGGATATGCCCTCGCATAAACTTGCACGTATAATGTACGCCGAAAACAATTTGCTATTCAAAGATGTCGAAAATGCACGTACATTTTTGCGATACATTGAGGGTAAAGTTGGCAAAAGGCAGCTAAGTAAAATCAATAAAACCGAATATTACATGAAAGAAAAAAGGCCGATGAATCCGTATAACCTACCGGAATCACATCAAGAGAAAAGGCAACCATTTAAGCTACCTACCGCTTGTAACAACATTCTGCTGATTTCCGACCTGCACATCCCGTACCATGACATTGATGCCATTAATTTGGCTATCAAGTACGGTGTGGAAAACAAGATTAACACAATTTTTATAAACGGAGATTTGATTGATAACCACCAAGTAAGCAGATTCGAGAAAGACCCCCGTAAAAGGTCTGTAAAGCAGGAATTTGATGCCACAAAGCAGTTCCTGCGATCACTACGGGCAGTATTCCCCGATGCTCACATTTACTGGCTAAAGGGCAACCATTGTGTAAGGTGGGAAAAGTTCCTACTGCAAAAGGCAGCAGAGATATGGGATGATCCGTATTTTCACCTGGAGGAACGGCTGCAACTGAATGAGGAAAGAGTACATCTGTTGGATGACAAGGTATTGGTGAAGGCCGGTAAACTATCAATAACGCATGGGCATAAAGTGTATAGCGGAAGTGCTGGCAGTCCTGCGAAAAGTGTATTTAATAAAATGGCAAACTTTTCAATCATAGGTCATTTACATAGAAGGTCAACTAATCAGCAAATAACGGATGAAGGTCAAATCATTTCAACATGGACTACTGGATGCCTTTGTGATTTAAGACCCGATTACAACGCAATTACAAGTCAAAGCGTACATGGGTTCGCTCATGTAGTAATAGACAAAGCAGGTAATCCAGAGGTAAAAAACTTTTACATTGAGAATAATAAGTTAAGGTTATGAAAGTTGTTAGGCGCAAGTTGGGGAAAGAAAAAGCGGATGGCCTTGCGCACATTGATGATAACACCATTGAGATTGATGAACGGCTAAAAGGCAAATACCGGTTAGAAATAACCATACACGAAGCACTACACATCCTTTACCCTACAGATTCGGAAACCGCCATCATTCGCAAATCAAAGCGGCTGACTAATGTTCTGTGGAAGCAGGGGTATAGGTTGGTGGAGAAGTGATTATCTATCACCAACACAATGATTATCTGGATAACTTGAAAATTTACCAAATTTACCTGTTGCCGTAACTGATAAAATAGAAATATTTTTGCCTTTATTAAGATGCATTACTATGTCTACAGCACCTATTTCACTATAAGCATATCCTTCATGGACATTAGTCCATTTTTTACCAGATGGATAATTAATTTGATACCTAACTTTAAAAAGTTGATGTCTTCTTTTTTCTCCGTATGCCATATAATATACATTTTAAATAAATAAAATTCTACCAATTCCGCCACCTGACTATTGTTTTACTTATCCTCCCTCCCATACTTCCCCTCATATTGCCCTAACTGATAAGCCATGTAACAAGTACCTATGAAGATTATGATTGCTATTATAGCCATTGTTTTGAGTTTATGTATGATTTAATATCGTTATCGTATTTAGCAGTAACAAAGTTATGAATGGTGTTAACTGCATGGTGTACGCTGCCATGATCACGCTGAAATACTTTGCCGAGTACTGAAGTGCCGTGATTGGTAGTAATGAATGCAAGGTACTGACACAAATGCCGGGGAAGGACATATTTCCTGCGTCTGCACTTCCCGAATATGTGCTTCTTATCAACATCGAAGTCAGCGCATACCGTTGTTATTATCCGATCTATCTTTTCGTGATCTACTTCTGATAGCAACTGGCGCTTTTGGGTTGTTAGGGTATTCATGTTTTTTTAAGGTTTTAGCCATGCACGCATAGACATCGTACATAAGTTTAGAGTTAATTTTCATTTATCGTAGTTGAGTATTTCTTCATCAAGAAAGTCTGCAACAATGCCAGGCACCTTGAATATAAGCAGGTAAATGCCGAGTGCTAATAATACCAACAGATAGGCAATGTTGTCAAGTAGATTTAACAGGAAACGCATTGGTGAATGATTTATGTGGTAAAAAAACCCCCGATGCCGACCACCGGGGGAAACCAAAAAACCCTTAACATGAGAGCTGAGAAGCAGCTACTGAAGAGTTCAAAGATAACATTTTTTTGAATTTTAACACATGGCTGATTTCCCCACTATCATCATAGCAGATAATGTGGTTAAGATGCCTTTCGTACTGGAGTTCAAGGTTTTCAGCGTATTGCTGGGCTTGTTTGATTGTGGAAAAGATAATGGTGGTCATTGGTTAAAGGTTTTGATTGGTTATTCAATTCCGATTGTCATACCCTTATATTCGATGTTATTGGGGCATTGCAGGGTTACCGAAAGGTGCGCCAAGTAGGACATAAACTGCTGCGCTGATTCCAAGCTATCGAACCAGTACTCATGCGTGAAATAGGTGCGAGGAGCATTGGTACCGGAAATTGAAGCCGGCATAGTGTAGCGATGCGTAGGATCCATGTGCAACAGTTCCCGGAATGCTTCGATGCTTTCCGAATGTGCATAAATGCAGTATTCTTCCCGGATTGCTAACTGATCCCGAGTCCATCCCAGACATTTTGTAGCGATGAAATTTTCCGCATCTTCGAGAGTGGTGAGGTCATCGGTTAGGCGAGATTGGCTTTCGATGAAGTAAACGTTGTAATGTTTGGTTGGTGTGTTCATGGCATAAATGATTTTAATGCTTGTTCGAAAATTGGGTGCAATGGAGAAAATGTTTTTTGTTCACATTGCGCAGCCATAAATGAACATAATGCTGTTGCAGATGTGTCATAATATGAGTTGGGCTTTTGTTCGCCCAACTCATACATTAAAGTTTCTTCTGTGTCAACAAGTAGCTTTGCAGTCCCTTGTTTTAACTGATTGTTTACCACTTTTCTGATTTCATCATTTTTAGTAATTACTCCGTTCAATGTGCCGAAGTTTTGCTGCCTGTTGATTATTGCTTTCATGTTTTTTGGTTTTGTTTCAGCAAAGATAAAGTTTTCCACAAATACCAACCAAATATTTTTGGAATTATTTTTGGAGTTTAGTGGAATTTTTTAATAACTGCTTGATTTTCAACTCCTCATCGGGTGAAAGTTTTTCCTTTCCTCTTATCCATCCATGCACTTTTAACTTGCGGATGCCGGCTTGTTTCTCGATTTGCGATACGTTAAAGATGTGTTCACCTTGTAGGATTTCTTTGATTTGCATAAAATATATTTCTACAAAACTACAAAAATATTTGGTAATTACAAAACAATGCCGCAATTTTACATCCTAAACCAATTTAACATGAACATCATTAAACACACGGCCACCGAAATAATGAGCATCGGCAAGGCCTTCGCTGAATCGGGAATGTTCCCCGATATTAAGTCTGCCGCACAGGCACTCGTAAAAATT